TAATTCGGACATTTTAATTGATAGTTTATCTCAACCATTAGTTTCGTTAAATAACGAAGGTTTAGTTACTCAATATATAAGTAATTCAACAACATCTAACGATGTTGATTTAGAGGATACATACCCTTTCACAAATACAAAATGGATTCAGGGTGGATTGGCCAATGGTAGTAGTTTAGACTATAAATTGGCTTTTAATACTACTAAAGGGTTAACATATAATTTAAACAAAAAAATTATTTCAAATTTTACGGATACTCAATCAGTTGACACAAATAGACCAATAACAAATTTTGTTTATAAAACAATTGTTGCTCCGGTGGTGGATAAAACTAATTTAAGTAATTTCTATAGTACAAGGACTTATGATGTTCAATTACCAACAGAGGGTGATATTGTATACCATAATTATAGTGGAGGTGTAAGTACTTATCAAACAACATCAATGTTTAACACACCTTATTTTATTAACTCAATTCAAGAGGGTGTTAGTAAATTTAAAAATAATGACCAATACCCTTATGTATCGTCGGCATATTTGTTTTTAAATAGTTTACCATTAACGACTTTACGTGAAAAATCAAAAACATACGAAGGTGGAGCTAAAAAAGATTTAGATTACCTTTTTGCAACATTAAAGAAATTTGGTGCTGTTCATAAAATGCCATATGCTTGGGTATTGAAGATGGGGTCTATTTGGCATCGTTATAAGACATATGTTAATAATAATGTCGATATCTTAGATAATTGTTGGAAAAATTTTGATGCAAATTTAAATTACGACCCGGTTAGTTCTAATCCGACTAAAACATATACCGTCACTATTCCGGGACAAACCGGAGCGACTAGTATTGTGTTACAAAATACTGTTAATACAAGTTTCCCATTATTTTCTACAAATATTTCGGCGGACACAACAACAATTAATACTGGATTCTATCCAAAATTAATTAATGATTTTAATGTGTTTTATCAAGGGTTTGAAGTTTACTCAGGGTTTACTAATTCCGACATTCAGAATGGTTTTAACAAAGGGGTGACTTTAAATAGTGTTACAGATAGTGTAATTAATGGTTCAGTTGGTTCAACAGGTTACAGTCGATTTATTAAAGTAATTCCCTGGTCAGTATCAGTTAAGACACCGGATAAAGTTTCATCTTATATTATACCATCACAAGGTTCGTTACTTAATCAAACATTCAATGAGTGTTTTGCTCCTAATGGTAGTCTTAAAATTGAGGTTACCGGTAATACGTCTATGTATAATGGTTCTGTTAGGTTATTTTGGTCGGCACCGAACTATGGTTATTTTGACAATACTAAATTGGTTAAACCAACCCCTAGTCAATATTTAAAACAAGTATTTTCAGGTCAAAGTGCTCAACAAAATTATTCATTTAATGGTGTTAGTGATGATTACACAAATATTAGTGAAATGTTTTCAGTTTTTGAAAAAAACGTATTAGATAAGTTTGAGACTAAATTTTTAGAATTTTCTAAATCAATATATAGTTTTGATGAAGACGATTCAGAGGTAGATACGGAAACAGATAAGTCATTTGGTAATTTCCAACAATTAATTACAAGTATGATGATTGTACCGACAGTTAATGGATTAGGTAGTGACGGTACTGTAATAGATATTCAAACAAGACAACTAACTAATTTGTCAAATCTTATAACACAATTTTTAAATTATGACATTGTGTTTAAGTATGGTAATCCGGGAGGATTTGACAAAAGGTTGTTTTACACATTTTCAAAACACAATATAACGTCACCAATTACTTGGGATTATTACACGTATAACACACCAAATGGTTTACCAAGTCAAACAACATTAGCTTTGTCTCAAACAACATATTCAAGTGCTTGGAATGCTTTGAGGACATATGTTGGATTTTCTGACATACCTGAATTGACATATAAAGATAGCGGTTCATATATAACCGATTTCTTTATTGATTGTAATGTTGCGTTTACTGTTGAAAGTATAACTAATTTATATCCAATAATTAAAGTCTACGCTACTCAAAAATTAAAAGACCCAACATTGAATTATAGTAAATTCATTATATTAATTAATGATTATTTAAATGGTATAGACGAATTCAACAAAAAGATTTTAGATAATTTGATGATTAAACTTCAAAAAGAGTTACCAAATGTTAATGATACACCTCAACAAAAAACAACAAGTGTGTTAGATGGCCCACAAAGTAAAGTGGAGTTATGGGAATCATTCAAAGCGACTAATGATAAATGGATTGCGGGTAATGATTTTAAAACAAAAACATTATTTGAAGATATATTATTGTTGGATAGAGCGAGTCGTGATGTGGGGGATAAAATATTAGTTGATGTAATTAAACTAAAAGATAGGTTAACAGATATTAATGTTAAATCAAATATGTTAACTTATATTCAAACAATATTGGTTGAGAATAATTTTGTTGTTATGAATATTCCATCATATATTAATTTCTACAATGTTCAAGATGCTGTTAAAAACGCTAAACCAAATCCTGAAGGGACTTTAGAATTTGCAAACACAATGTTTGGAACTTTCTTAAATGTTGATTATAGAAACTCTTCCGCAAAAATGGTTTGTTTTTATGGTGGTAAACCAAGTGAACAATTAGATTTAAAAAATAACGTTGATTATCGTTTTAGAAATGATGCGTTTGATTTAAGACGTGCTAGTGATAATCCATTATTGGAAAACCAAATTGGAAAAAAAGATTGGGATAAATCAAACAAAGTGGTTGGATTTAATGTGGATATTGGACCTCAAAATCAATCAATATTTCAAGGGTTTAATGTGTCCCAAAATCCCGGTAAATCAACTGCGGAATCTTTGGAAGTTATTAACCAAATGGCGAATCAGTCCGGTAATAGAGGAGGTTCAACACAAAGTACTTCATTATATAACGTATACAAAAATAGAAGTTATTCTTGTACCATTACTATGATGGGGAATGCGATAATACAACCAACAATGTACTTTAACTTAAGAAATGTACCAATGTTTAGTGGTCCGTATATGATTACAAGTGTTAATCATACAATAAATCCTGGTCATTTTGAAACAGTTATTGAAGGTATTAGACAACCAACGGCATCATTACCTAAAGTTGAAAATTATTTACAATCACTTAAAACAACATTGTTAAAGACAATTATTGATAAAGTTGCTCAAGAAAAGGCTGATAAGGCGAAAGCGTCATCAACAGGAACAACTACTAATTCAAATATTAAAAAACAGACAGATAATAAAGTTAAAAATTTAACTAAACCTGTTGGAACTAAAAGTGATAATACACAAACGTGTAAACCAATTAGTGATTATGATAAGTATACTCTTGATAAACCTTCAGCGACTACTGTTAATTATTCAGATGTTATTTCAATAATATCAACAAATACTGATAACAAAATTAGATACGCAGTTTTTGCTAAGATGTATTTAAGCTCATCAAACGGGTCTAAACTTCAAACAGTTGGTCATAATTATAGTGGTGTTGATTTAAATCCATATTGGGGAGCAACAGGGGATAAATATTTTATGACTAAGTATTATTGTGATTCAAGTAATTCACCTGATGGTAAATCTCAGACAGCGTATGCCATCTTTAATAGTGTTAATGACCATATTAATTTTTTAATTGATAGATATTCAAAAAGAGTTAGTATGATTAAAACTATAGATGCTAAAGATATTGCTAAATTTTTAATATTATATTCAGATAATGGTAATCCTAAAAATGAAGATGAATACACAACAATGAATCCTACTGATATTACAAATATTGAAAGTAGAGTACAGGAAGCTATTAATATTATTAATCCGGTTACCGGTAATGTTTCGGCAGTACCACCACCGGCAAATATTCCGGTACCAACACCTTTTATTGAGAAAAAAACATTTACGAATGTCGCACCATTTTTAATAACATCATTAAAAGTTACTATAGACCCTGCTCAAGGTGCTTGGGAAATATTTTCAGCAAGATGGGATACAAAGATAACAGCTCCTTGTGATAGTGGTACAGGTACTAATATTGACCTTAGTTCAGGTCAAATTAGTGCAAATAAACAAGAGTTTTTTGTTGATACAGAATCATTGTTACAAGAATTTGAGTGTGATAAAAAAGATTATAAAGGGGATTATAATTTAAAAGTACGTTTATGGGCAAATCCTGTAACACCGGGAGGTCAACTTGATACTACAAGACAACAATCGGTGAAATCATTCTCATATAACTTTAAACTTTAATTTTTTCTTAACTAACAGATATTTATATATAAAAAGATTATGGATACAAAATCATTATTAGAGAATTACTTAGGTAAAAAAACCCGTACTACAGAAAAAGATATGGGTAACGGTTCAAAACAAGTTTGTGATTTGGATTCAGGTGATTGTTACACAATTAGAATGAAAGATGGTCTAATAGAAAGAGTTGACAATACAATGAGTCAAAATAGAAAAATACAAGTTGAAACAACAACTGGTGTAAAACAATTATTAAACGGATAAAATGAAAAAAATAGACAATAGAATTTTAGAAGAAATTGCTAGATATAATTCAATTAACAATTATATTGTAGAACAAGATGCTACATTACCTCCACCACCAGCGGCTGACCCAAATGCTCTTCCACCGGCACCGGGAGGTGATTTAGGTGCGGCCCCTGCCGACCCAAATGTTGCACCCCCTGCTCCGGCAGCACCTGCTGGTCCACAACCTGTGGATTTAGCTACGGATACTGAAGTTGAAAAAATTGGTGAAGAAGGAACTGCAGGTAGTACTGAAGAAATGGATATTACAGATTTGGTAAATTCTCAGAAAAAAGTTGAACAAAAACAAGAAGAATATTTTGATAACTTATTCAAACATTTAGATGGTTTAGAAACTAAACTTGGTGAAATGGATGGTATTATGACTAAATTAAATGATTTAGAACAAAAAATTGAAAAATATAGAGAAAAAACTCCTCAAGAAAAATTAGAATTAAGAAGTTTAGATTCAGGACCATTTAATCAAAAATTATCCGATTTTTTTGAAGATAAAGAAGATGATATGGAAAAATCAGGAAAAAATGAATATATTTTAACTCAGAACGATGTTGAAGATTATTCACCTAATGAAATACAAAAAACGTTTAGAAATTTTGGTGATGAAACTCAACCAAATTCATTTCAACAACTAAGATAGATATGACGGTCTTAGGACCGTCTTTTTTTTTACAAAACAATTTGACAAACACACGGCTGACACTTATACTTTTATAAACCTTTAAATATTTTAAACACTATGGCGACAAATTCATTAGACGCAGTTTTGGCTCAATACGAGAAAGCAAAACAAGGTAGTACTTCTTCTACCTCAAAATTTACACAAGAAGAAAGAATGAAAAAATACTTCGCGGCTATCCTTTCAGATAAGGAAACTCAAGGTCAACGAAGATTAAGAATCTTACCAACTACAGATGGTTCTTCACCATTTAAAGAAGTTTGGTACCACGAGATTCAAGTTGATGGAAAATTCCAAAAATTTTATGACCCGGGAAAAAATGACAATGAACGTTCACCTTTAACTGAGGTTTACGAAGAACTTCGTTCGACAGGTAATGAAAATGACAAAAAATTGTCATCTACTTATTTATCACGTAAATTCTACATTGTTAAAGTTATTGATAGAGATAACGAAGAAG